AGAATATGGTCACCATTCGCACTTCGTCTTTTTACCCAGACAAAATTAGGAGCAAATCCGACGCCTGTAATTGCATTTGTTGCATTAGTACCCGTATAAAGCACCGTATTGAAATAATCCGACCCATCCGCAATGTCCGGCGCGGGCAGGTTGGCGGTGTTCAGTGCTTTGTAGCCGGTCGGTGGGGTGTAGGCAAAGTCGCGTTGTCCGAAGTTAAATATGCCTGAGCTAGAAGATCCGCCAGAGCCGTGACTCAGCAATGGTAAATACCTTTTACCTACGGTCAATTCGAGACCATTTGTGCCGCTTGCTGGTGCTGCGGAATTTTGCCAAGTATTGTTCTTCGCAAAGTAGATTTCTGGGGGGTTGGTATCTGCATCAACGGCAATACTGATTATATCGCCATTGGTGTAGGTAGAGAATCCGCTGGTCTGTGCAGCTGTCTCAATCTTGTACTCACCGTTCGGGAAGTAACAAGCAAACTCTGTATTGTCTCGAATTTGAAAATTTGAATCAGCCTGAATTACACCTGTGTCTTGATTCGAGTTGGAATCGTTCACGGTCATTTCCCAATACCACTTGCCGGAGATTGGGATCAAAAATGTACCTACCGCCTTTGCACCAGCAGCAGCGGTTAAATCAGCCTGCAAATTGCCATTGCTAAGAGTTCTTGTACCGGGTGAGTTTGCAGCCGAATTAAGAGTGCACCAGTTCGTCGTCGGCGTGTCGCTCATCACGTCCGTACCAGTGCCGGAGGGGGTGAAGTTATTGGCGGTCCAATCGTTGCTCAAGCCGCTGCTATCAGTGCCATCGCCGCTGGCAAACTTCAGATACCAAGACTGTCCGGTGTAGCTGCCTGCGTACTTGATGGGACGCCAAACGCCGTTGTTGTCGTATTCTCCAAAAGCAGTTGCATCGGTATAAGCGGTTCCATCAATAAAGTTGACTTCTGCTAAATATCCGTCGCCGGGGTCACTGGTCTGGACACTTTTGCCTATTGTGTGTGAACCGGTGTTGTTAATAGCAGCTTCAAAATTTTGAGCCAACGTGCTTCGGTTGGCAGTATTTATGTCAACAACTTTTTCATTGTTAATCCATACATTGCACCTATCGTCAACAGCCGACTGAGTGGTATCCAGCACGAACATTATGTGATACCAGGCAGAAGGGTCGCGCAGTTGCCTGTCGGACCTGTAGTAAAAAAGGTTGCTACCGCCCGGATCGGACGAATAGAACAAAATATAAAATGAACCGTCAGCATCAATAATTAGACCATCCTGATCTGACCCAGAGGGTTGCTGAGCAGCAAACACTGTGAAGTTACCAGTGCTGGCGCTTACGTCACTCCTTTTGAACCACCCACTCCACGTCCACGTCTTGCGATTTCCAGCACTACCGGGAGTCCGGTTCAGGTACGCCGAATCCGCCGAGTTAAACCGCAAGCTTTGCTCGATCTGATATGGACCCTGGTTCCCGCTAGCACCAGCTAGGACTGAAGCGTGTAAAAAAGACATTATCTTGTGTAGTTACCGGTCCAGACGCAATCGATTAAGTTTGCACCACGAATAATATAATCCACGCGATCCACCTGATTAGCCCCGGTGCTTAACGTTGGTACGGTACCGCCTGGGAAGCGGAATGCTGCGTTCCAAGTGATTGTGCGGCTGCCTGTACCGTCCTGAACGATGAAAATAGAACCACTCTGGCCAACAGTCTGGTTTGTAGGCTGTGCAAACGCCCGTGTCGCACCTGCCGTGTCGAGCGTGATCGTGAAATTATTCGAAGCAGATAAGTCAATCGCGACGGTTGCAGCGTCAGTCAACGTCGTGACTTCTGCAATCTGAGCAGCCGTAAACGTCTGAACATCTTCTAAGTTGGCGATCGTGCGAGCTACGCCATTAGAAGCTAAACCGACAACACCGGAACCGTTCCGGTACAAACCAGTGTCTGGGTCCGCTGAAAAAGTAATGCTAGGGGTGGCAGCTGAACCATCGGGAAACTGACCACCTGCATTTACATAGTCAGCGCCTGCGAGAATGACACCGAAGAAATCCTGACCTACACCAGGGGCAGAGCTAAAGACGATGTTACCACCGTTAAGTCTGAAACCTGATCCACCTGTGCTGTCAGGCTGCTGAATGACACCACCGACTGATATCAAACACTGTTGTTCGTTAAGCGGTAACGGTACTGGAGCAGCACCGTTTACTTCTAGAGCAAAAGAAGTTGTGGTGCCGTCAAAAGAGCCGCTGATATCATCGATATTTAAATATGAAGTAAAAGCAGCCTGAAGGTCGTTACCGATGTAACCCACGATTTACTCTCTTAGCTCTGTTATTAGTTATTCTAACTCGGTTGTATTAGGACCAGCAGTAGAAGGTTCAGTAGGCCAAACAACAGACTCAGGTCCAGTCGCCTCATAGGTTTGAGGCAGATCACGCAGAACCTGACGATAAGCGGCCCATGCTGCTTGATCGACTGTAGCTCCAGGGATCATGGTCCAGTCAGAAGCTTTGATAAGTTGATCACGCTTTTCACGGATAGAATCCCAATTGAGAGCGTTTTCAGCTGGAATGGTTACGTTACCCTCGGCCACCCACTCCAAGTAACGTTTGTAATCGTAATTGCTGTCGTCCATCGGGATGCATGCCCCGTCGGAAAGACGAATGACGCAAGTTGGCTCGGTGAAGCCAGCTAAGGGAGGAACAGGTGCAAATTTATAGGACATGATCAAAGCTCCGCGTTGATGATGATTTTATCTGTTGCAGCGTTACCTGTATACAAGAAGCAAGGGTTGTAAGTGGTGAAAACGGCAGATGACGTAAAAGCAGCAAGGATGGATCCAGTGCGCGTTGCATAGACATTGGTCCAGCTAGTCAAGGCAACGTTAAAGCCGGACCCGCTTACATAAATTGTTCCCTCATTAGTCAACGTAGGAATTGCTCTGAGGGGAGCTGGCATGGTAAACACCACCGACCCTGCGCTTGCGGTTGAGGTGTAACCAGTGGCGAACGCTGCAAACCCATTCGCAGCACCATCGCCTTCGTAAACCATGCAGTAACGCTGGCACCTCTGAAGCTCATCACCATAGCTTTTAACTTGGAAAGGCGTAGCCTCGGTTCCTTCTTCAAACTGAACACCAGTTATTTCCCATGTTGCAGAAGCAGTTGTTATAACCCCATTCTGCACGTGGCCGTAAGCAAAACCAGTGGTTGCGTAAGCTCCCCAGGAAGAGCTATCAGTGCTTGTCCAATCGGTTCCAGCGCATAGAATAAAATCAATTTCTAAACCGTTTCCGTTATCATCATTAATTACACCCGTCGTATCCGCAGGCACGGAGATTATCTTTTTTTCCCAAGTATTGGCAGAGTTGACCGTATAAGTAAGAGTGATATTACGACTTGCGTCTTCTCGATACAGGCAGAGGCCAAATGTGCCGGTTATAGAAGAACGCACCCAAAAAGAGAGCCTTGTCTCCTTAGCGTTGGCTGTACCGTACGCTAAACGTTGACAATCGTGGGCTTCAATTCGATACGTGAGATAGAGTAATTCATTAGCATCGACAGTTGTCTCAGCTGTCCCTGTCGTTAAAAGTAGACTGTTGGTAAAACCTGCGGGTGGTGTAGTACTGCTTTGTGAAAGAGTACCATCGAACTCATCAAGGTTGGCTGCAAGGTAACGGAATCGATCAACACAATATCCATCATTCACACCGTCGTGTGCAACGGTCAGAGAAGTACGTCTCTGGGCTACTCGCATCCCTCCATTCAGCACTAAATTGGCATCGGGGCCGACAACATCAAAAACGTTATCGGCCAAGCGTCCTGCATCAACATCTGTAAGTGCCACGTTTTATGCCTCCTATCAAGTCTGATCAAGGTAGCTCACAGCAATATCTAAGGCACTCGCAGTGTTAGAGCGTGCTCTGAGAATATCGCTGGATTCCATAATAATTTTACTGCCGCTGATAATCTCGAGAGAAGAACCAGCGGGGACAGGAGCGTTTCGAATCAAGAACACATCGTCGCCCGTGTTCGAGTCCAACTGAATATCTACGTTGGCACTCGAACCACTCTTGTTGGAGACCAGAATGCTTAGCAGAATGATCGTCGAAGAAGCGCTGGCTGTAAGAACCACCGCCGTCGCATCAGTGATAACAGCTGTGGTTAAATCGGCGTTGGTGTCGATCTTAAATGTATTTGCCATTTCAACTTAATGCGAGGATTAGGGCGAGTTGCGAGGTCGAATCAAAATTCCCACTCACAGTAAGATCTCCTGTGATCGAAACGTTACCAGGGATGGTAACAGCGCCAGATGTATCTATTGTAAGCCTAGCAACACCTCCGGTCACAAGCGCCAGTTGACCTACTGAGGGACTAATAAAACCTGTATTTTGACTGTTTGCAAACTTCAGGGCACAGCTTGAAAGTGAACCCGGCGCCAAGCTGGAGTTGCTGCCATCTTCTCGAAGTAGCGGAAAACCGCCGCTAGTAATCGCATCATGGATTACACAGGTTTGCTTGACGGTATCTACAGTGACTTCTCCAACAGCACCGATGAAACCACCTGTTTCTGCTGTTGTGCCCCGCCTAAATTGTACTTGGGTTGCCATGGTTCTATCCTAATGCAATTGCAATTGCGGTCGCAAAATCCTGTGTAGCCATTGTCCCTGTTTCATCAGGAACTGTGACCGTTCTATTTGCAGTTAGGGTATCAGTCGTAAATGTACTCGCAAAACTTGAAGTTCCTCCGCCCCTGCCTTGAATAACGATCCCGTCCTGTGTTGCAGCTTGACGGAAGGTCTGACCAGTCGCGTTAGTGAATGTGTTAGCACCTGTAAACGCGTTTGCAGTGCCTAGCAACGCTAATGTCCCGTTTTCATCAGGGACGGTCAGGGTGCGGGTTGTGCCAGTTGTGATGCCTGATGCGCTAAAGGCAATCTGTTTTGTATTGTCGGCTGTGTTCCTAACACGGAAACCGCCATCATTTGTAACGACTGCAGTAGAAGTAACTGATGTCAGGCCAGCCAGAGTTGTCGAGCTACTGCCAAGAGCGATACCGGTTGTACCAACCGTGATCGAGCTATTCGCTAATTGCGAATTGGGAATAGCGTTAGTACTGAACTCTCCGGTGGAACTGTTATAAGTAAGACCTGAACCAGTTGCAACACTGAGTGACTCAAGCAGAGCAACCGTACCACTCAAATTCGGAAGGTTGATTGCCCGGTCAGCATCGGGATTGATGACCGAGAGTGTAGTTTCATGTGCATCAGCACCGCTCCCCTCAAAGGTGATTCCACTGGAGTTGAGGAGGATGCTGTTTGCTGCGTCAGTTGCACCGATCGTGACCGCTGTACTGATGACCGAAGTCAGGCCATCCAGAGTTGTGGAGCTAGCGCCGAGAGCAATACTTGTTGTACCAACTGTGATCGTGCTGTTAGCCAGGTTGGCGTTGGCGATCGATGAGCCAGTAGAAAGGAGGGTTCCGCTGTTATCAGGTAAGTTCAGCGCCCGATCTGCTGTCGGATCAACAACATTGAGGGTTGTCTCAAAGTCGTTTGCTGTTGAACCTTCGAAGACAATACCAGTCGAATTGAGCAGAATGCTGTTAGCAGCATCAGCTGTACCAATCAGAACCGAAGTGCTACCGATGAGGTTGGTTGATGTAACCGAAGTTAAACCACCAAGCGTCGTTGAGGATGCACCAAGGGCAATCGCTGTGGTGCCGATGGTGATATCGTCGTTCGCTAATTGCGAATTGGGAATAGCATTGGTTCCGAATTCGCCGGACGTGCTGTTATAAGTTAATCCTGAGCCGGTTGCGACACTGAAGTGGGCACGGACTTCACTGGCAGAAGGACCAGTGTAAGTAATGACGCCGCTTGTACTGTTGTAACTAAGAGAACCGTCGCCACCAGAATCCGTAACAGATATCGCAGCACGCGCTCGCGCATTGGTGAAGTACTCATTAGTGCCTTCAGAAAGGTCAGATGTTGAGTTACCAGCAAAATCTAACTTGTCTGTAGGAGTGTTTACCTCCTGAAATAAGCCACTAACGAGACAAATAGCCTTCCTAGTTGCCATCTTGCATACCTACATGGCTCACTTTAGAGCACTAAGAATGAACCTTTTATAGAACCTATCCTACCAAGACTAAGGTTTTAAGCTAGCGTAATCGGCGGCTCTATTTGTATCATAAATTCAGATGTTGAGGCAGCTTCTCCTACCCTGGTTAGATGATGTCCTGCAGTCGTTGGCGGAGTCTTCGTAATTGCACCTGCCGTCGCGTTCGAAAGATAATATAAATCGCCAGCGTCGTATCCAGATCCAGCAAGCGTACCCACAATCAAAACGCGGACTTCTTCTCCGGCGAGTTTTGAAGTCTGCGCGAAACCAACAACTGTAGCTTTGTCTAGCGTGTCATTGGCAACGGCACGTCCTACCTTACCATCGCTGGACCGCGAATAAAGAGCTTCGCCTTGCGAAACGTCCTCAAATCCCTCTGCTAAAAAACCAGCCACAGCGTAGACAGTGCGTCCAGCCATTGTTGATTTCAAATCCAGTAAAACCTGTGTAAACCCTTCAGCATTAGGTGAATAGGGTTCGTAATTACTAACTCCGGCCATCAGCTTAGAAGAATTGGTGGCTCAATCTGAATACTGAAGGATGTCGTTGTGGCACCTTCTCCAACACGCGTGACAAAGTGACCTGCAGAAGTAGGAGGTGAGAGGGAGATTTCACCAGCTGTGGTGCTTAAGAAGTAAATGTCACCAGGATCAATACCTGTTTGATCGTCTAAAAGACCTGCAACTAAAACTTTCACAGTGGTGCCAGAAGCTGCATCATCGTCTGCAAAACCAACGACAGTAGCCTCATCCAGAGTGCCATCAGCCTGCGCTAAGCCGACCTGACCATCACTTGCTCGCATAAACAAGGCGTCACCGTTACTAACCGCTTCAAAGGTGGTGGCGTCGAAACCAACCCTGGTCGGGGCAAACGCTGGGAACCCCTCTTTCATATCAATGATCGCGTCGACCAAGCCTCGGTAATTCGGCTCGTACGGCTGCCGAGTCATGGTGAACCCATTACCCTGCATCAGGTCAACGAGGACAGCTATAGCACCTTCTATATTCGGTTCGTAACCAGTAGCCATATGCGTGCACCTAGTATCTTTATTTTAAATTGTCAACTACCTTAGAATAAGAAAAACGGTAAGCATACAGTGACGCCTGAAACTTTGATGGCCGTCGTCAGTGCAGGTCTTGCTGCTTTCGCTGGTCTTGGTAAAGCTTTAGGTCGCTTCAATGAGAAGTTAGATATTCGCTTAAGGCGCATAGAGAATGATATCGATGAGCTACAAGACAACATGCTCAGAGACTATGTACTGAAGCAAGATTTCCTTAGAGAAATGCAATCAGTTCACCAAAAACTAGATAGAATTTGGGAGCACATGATTCAGGATCGAATCAAATAAGCACCCAGCTACCTGTTGTTCCGTTGTAGATATGTAGCCCAGGGACTGATTTGTCGTAGTGAAGTTGTCCATCTACTGGGTTAGAGGGGAACCCTGTGGTTGAGGTTGAGGCTACTGCGTTTACTGGCTGGAAGGACGTGCCATCAAATACTTTAAAAATGTTGGTGCTGCTTTTATCCAGCCAACTCTCTCCCTTGCATAAATTAGGATATCCTGAGGGCAGTACGTTCGGTGGTTCAGAACCAACATGTGTCGGGCCTACTTTAATCAAGCCCGGCGAGGCATTGCTATCTGCAAAATAAATTCCTGGCTCATTCGGGTTTAAGTTGACAGCAAATTCACCTTGACCAAGTCGATTAGGGAATACTCGATCGTATAAGAGCGTTGATCTTAACCTTAATATTTGCGTTGTCATCAGTTATTAATGTAAATTCCACAATCAATACTAGCAAACGGTGCCGAGGTACGGCTTCCATTCACATAGGTTCCACAATCTAACGCCTCTGCTTGAGATGTCACAGGTTCTCCGTTCCTGTATGTACCGCAATCAATCTCTGCAAATTGGAAATCTGCCGAGTAATCCGTCAAAGGCTGGTCCAGCATCCCGAACTTGGCATCATTCAACAGAAAAATAGGAATATTTAACAGTTTTTGCATCATGTACAGCTTGGTTGTTGTGCTGTTTTTGGTATTGCCATCACGATCTAGGTTGCCGTTCTCATCTCTCCTGATCGAATCCGTCATGAGCATGGTTGCAAGCTCAGGAGTGAAGTTACCGACCTGCACAGGCTGATTTCGATCACCAGTGATTGATATTGCACCCACCCAAGGCATTCCGTATCCCATCATCTTCATTCGATCTAACTGCTCTCGTGTTTTCTCAAATTCTTTATGGAAACGCACGTAAAACTTCTCTAAAGCAGCTCCAACAGGCTGGTCATTTGGCTCATATAACCAAGCTTTAACATATTCGTGGTTTTTCAGGTTGTTTACCGTGCAATATCCGCTCGTAGTGAGGTTTACAGGCGCAATTACTAGAAAATTATCGGCATCAATCACTTCAGAAATAATAAACTCACCGCTGGTAACGTTTCCACTGGTGATATCCAGTTGAACGCGTGTATTTTGTCCTAAACCATGCCCTGGAGCATTAATCGAGATGTTTGGACCGCCGTCCTGGATGTATTTTGCCGTAATAGCGATCGGATCATTACCTTCGTCATGTACAATCGAAAACATGGCTGCATAAATGTGTTTGCACCAGCGGATTTGGTAGTATTTGAGATTGTTGTACGAATATTCGGCTCCATCTTGGTATGTAGGAGGCTGATAAAAATTATTGACGTTTACAAACTTCATCGAGGAAAAGGTACCGACATCATCTGTCGTATTGACCGTTGTTCCAGTACGATCAATACGTGAACCAGGCTGAAGAGAGCCAAGAGGTGTCGAAGGGAAGCGTCTTTTCGTCGCTTCTGAGCTCACGTCCAAATTCTCACGCCTCATGAAATCAGCGCAGGTGCATTGATACCTAATCTCCGTTGTCAGGTAACGACCAGGAATAAAACCCCTATGAGCAGGGACAACAATTGATGAACGTGCATTAACTTCTGTTGATCCGTAACTATCGTCGCGTTGGAAAAGGATCTCATTGGTATCTGCATCGGTTCCAGTAACCGTGTAGCCGACATAGTCCAGATAATCGTATCCGCGTAAGCGTCTATTTAAGATAAGAGTGCCAGCGGTTATGCCAACCTCATAGTTCTGCACGGTAAAACGGTTCTCATCAAGGACACTGACTTCAAAAAGACCACTCTGTGCTTGACCACTAAGAACAGCTAATAAAACCTCAGTTCCAGTCGACAATCCATGCTCCGCAGAGCAAGTTACGGTCACGGTGGTTCCTGCGTCACGTTCATACGTACAGAAAATGCCTGGATCACGTTCGATAACACGGTCAGCAAGGCGTTCACCAGCAAAAAAGTTAACAGGAGTTGGGATAAAGCGTATTTTTACACGCTGCTCTACCCAATCTGGGCTCTCAAAAGAGGAAATCTTCTGTGAAGTAGCGTTTCCAGACGTAGTGAGACTGGCCCCGGCAACTGCTGTGAAGGTATCTGCATTTAAAACAGTAACTTGTAACGTTTCGGACAACGCTGCGCCGCTGTTTATTTTGATATAGACGTTATCTCCAGTTTTAAATCCGTGATTTGAGGCTGAAACCGTCAACAAGGTCCCATTTTGTAAATAAGTTGAGCTTTTACCGCCTTCTAGATATCTAACTGCATCGATAGGCAGTCCAAAACTGTAAAAATTGAAGCTATTCGTATCGCGAACACCGACCATGTGCTCGCCAATGTCTACATCACTGCTTGGAAACGTAAATAAACGCGCTGGAATGAAAACATTCGGGAACTGCTGGAACGCGCAGTACATCCGAAAGTCACCACGAGAGTTTCTGCCCGTAGCTTTGGAACCAAAGACAGTCTGGGTTAACGTATAAAGCTCGTAACCACGCCGCCAACGAGCCCATAGAGATTCCTGGTTGTAATAGCGAATCTCACTATCGATAGATTTATCGGCAGGCGTGAAGTCAAACGGATTTCCGTTACTCTTCTGAAATGAACGCGACTGTTTATCAATCGCGTCACTGAACCCGCCGATAAGATTTTTATCGAATTTGCCGCCAAATGTATTTTTGTTTTGCGGCATGATTCAAATCAATAGTATCCGCCCTGGACGTTAACGTAGAAGCCGTTGGTAAGTGCTGTCGTTCCGCTAACGGCAGCGTAGAGTGCTTGACCGCGCTGAAGAATAAGTCCACGTGTCTTCGGGGACACGTTGCTATTCTGACTGGTGAAGTTTGAACCAGCCTGAACGACCGGGTGGTTGATCAAAGGCAGGACACCTTCTTCAGTCAAGCTGAAGCTCTGCTTACCTGGAACCGCAGAAATAGATGCAACAAACAGCGGCTCAAATTGGGTGAGAGCCGTCAACGTGCCTGTATTGACTAAATAGAAACAAATATCAATAGGAGCCTGGTAAGAAACATCTCCTGTAGTGACTACGTCAACTTCAGAAGAGCCAGTAAATGTAGTTGGCGTAACCGCACTAATTGTGATTGTTTCGTTGGTTAGACCAGGAGAACCAGTGGTGTAAGTGACATAGGCTTGCTCACCAACTTGCAAGTTGTGACCGGTGGATGTAACGGTTACATTGGAAGCCGTGACGTTAGAAGCAGTAAGAGCAGTGGGGTTAAACGTCGAAGCATCGATTTGCTGATCAGGGAAAGTAGTACCGTTGATCGCTGCTGGTGTAGTACCAGTAATAGTCGTGGAGGCAACCGTCTGTGAAACACTCACGGTATAAGTACCCGCACCACCTGTGCCTGTACCAAGACCAGTAATCGTCGTGCCGTAAGTAACGCCAGAACCGGTGAGAACCATGCCCACTGTAAATGTGCCAGTAACGGTGCCACCAACAGTCAAGGTTGTGCCAGAGATGCTAGAAGCGTCGCCAGAACCCTGGGCAAAGTTCTGAGATGTGCTGACTGTGTAGGTACCTGCGCCACCTGTAGTCGCTGAGCTGATCGTTGTGCTTGCAACAGTCTGCGAGTTGTTAACGGTATAAGTGCCTGCGCCTCCTGTACCGGTTAGCGTGCCTGTAATAACAGTGCCTGCGGTTACGCCTGCACCAGAGATTGCTTGGCCAACTGCAAAGGTGCCAGTGACCGTGCCGCCGATAGTTAGAGTAGTACCGGCGATGCTTCCAGCGCTGCTAGAACCTGTTCCGAACGCAGTGATGACTGTGCCCGCTGTGACACCAGCGCCGGTAAGCGTCATGCCGACAGCAAACGAGCCTGATGTAGCACCACCGATAAGAAGTTGAGTACCTGTGATGCTCGATTGTGAAGACGTTGCGTTAGTGATTGCTAAGGCAGAAGTATTAATTGCCGTGGTGGCAACCGTCTGAGAAGCGCTAACTGTGTAAGTACCAGCGCCGCCTGTTCCTGTCAGCAGTGCGGTGATGATGGTACCCGCAACGACACCGGTACCGTTAATTGCTTGACCAACCGCAAAATTACCTGTTACAGACCCACCAACCGTAAGGGTTGTGCCAGAAATGCTTGACGAGCTGGAAGTACCTGCTTGGAATGTTGTAAATGCAGGGCTGATTGTGTAGGTACCAGCACCACCTGTACCACTTCCTAATGCAGTGATTTGAGTGTTCGCAGGAATATAATTACCAGTCAAAATCTGATTGACTGCAAAACTTCCTGTTATCGAGCCTCCAATGGTCAAAGTTGTTCCAGAAATGCTCGATGCAGTCGATGTACCAGAACTCAAAGCAGGACCCGACGGCGAAACCGTGTAAGTGCCTGCACCACCTGTACCGGTGCCTAAACCGATGATCTTGGTGCCTGCCGTGATGCCAGTACCAGAGATAACCTGGCCAACGGCAAAGGCTCCCGTGATCGTGCCACCGACGGTTAAGAGGCTGCCGTTCACTGTTGCCGTAGATGCGGTAGCAGCAGTTGTTGTACCTGCTAACAGCGTGGTGGCATAAGTTGCAGTAACTGCTGATTTAGCGCCGATGAAATTGTTAACAAGTTGGCTATACCGAATCCAAATCTCATCGATATATGCCCCACTGATTGATGTATCCGTTAAAGAGGAATCAACATCAAAGACTTTGGTCGCGTTGCCAATCGCCGAAGGCACCAAGCTCGTCGCAAAAGGCTGTCCAGAAGCAGTAGTAAGAAGAGTACTGGACGTTGCCGGACGGTCAACGAGCAGGGGCTGTTTGTTTGTAGAGGTAGAGCTCATTTGTCCGCAGTGAGTTGCTTGGTGGCGTTACGTAGCTTGTTGAGTTTTTTATAGCGCAGCCACATCTTCATGTACTGCAGCTCAGCTGGCGTATAAAGCTCAGGTTGCTTTAGCGCCTTTTTTACCAGCTTCTTCCTGCTTGTCATTTTTACGCCGGTTATTCTTGCTCTCTATTCTAATGCGTGCCTTTTCTACAGCCTCTTTACGTTTCTTTTTATCTGACTCTTTTTTGCTACTAGGCTCTGATTCGGAACCGCGATCTTCCTGCTTCTTCTTAAAGTGAGCCAGAAGTTCTGGCGGCATTTTCTTGGGGTTCGCCATCTTAAGAAACTAACTGACCTCCGAAAGGAGCATTGGAGCTAGCTTGGTACTGAGAACGTCGTTCTTTGGGAGCGGGTGCCAGGCCACCAACACCATAACCCGACTCCTCACCTTGTTCACCTGGAGCCATGCTGTCATTGAAAGCTTGATTAAACATTTGCATCGCTTCACCAGCCATACGAGATGTCGAAACTTTAGGCATAGCACTGACATCAGCGACACCTCTTTCTGAAGCATCACGTCTACCGAAAAGCTCATTCCCGAGACTCCGTGTCTCCTTTAAAAATCCACCCTGTCTTAATGTTCTGCTGGGAGTAGACGACTCTGCAGGTTCATCATTCCTCGGTGCTGCGCCGAATGCTGAGGATCCTCCAAAATAACCACGATTAGCGCCGTAATCAGATTCAGAGTCTGACGGACGATAGTAAGAAGGAGAAGAGGGTTTAGAAGCAGACGCGAACCCACCACCGCTGCTAAAACTTCCTGCACTCCTGTCTTTAGTCTGTCCCATCTTTAACCAGGAATTTCGAAATAATTAAAGGCTTCCACGTCAGAAGCTGTTTCTGGATAAGGTGGCAAAGGACTGAACTTTGCTTCACCAAAAACCTGTCTTAGGTATAAGTCTAGCTGATCTCCAGCCTTACGCTGGCCTTTACCTGGGGACTCTCGCTCAGGCTGACGACCGACCGCATAAACCGCTCCCATATCGCCAACAAGAGTTTGAAATTTCTCTTGGCCAGTTGGCAGCGGTTGTTGGTAGGGACGTGTATCTCTGTTTATCCCCAGGGTATATCCCAATTTGGTTTTTGACTTAACCACGGCTTTGCTTCCTCTTTTCAGCTAAAGATACAGCGCGTCTTGCTTTCTTTGCTCGCTCAGTATTCTTCACGAACTGCTTACCCTTACGAGATTCACGTTTCTTCTTCTCATCAGTACGTTCACGTTCTTCAGGAGAAAGCTTTGCCCAAGCCTTCTCCGGAAGATAGCGTTCCGTACCCTTCTTGCCGGGTTCGATAGCCTTATCGGCAGCCATCAGGCAGCAGCGACTTGAAAGTTGACCGTCGGGGTGCCGCCGCTGGCAGAAACGAAGTTGGGGCGGATCCACTTGACCGGACGCCCTGAGACACTGAATACAGCTGGATCAGTTGTATTGATTGTTTGGTTACCGATGATCGGGGCAAAGACTGTCCCATCGAGGCTGCCGTCCAAGCGCACAGTGACAGTGTTGCCGCCAAGATTTCCAGCAACCACAATTAAAGTGTAATCCGTGGTGCGGAATCCGTCATTCGCCGCCACCTCCACCAAAGTCCCCAAACCAGGCGTGGTCAATTGGGGGCTGATGCTAATAAGCGTGTCCTGGAAATATGTTAATGACATGACAACGGGAAATCTATATACAGTTTAAATCAGTTCTTTTTCTCGTACTCATCTTTGGTCATCCACTTCTCTTTACCCCAGCGGGTCAAATCTTTCTGTTTCTCGGTTTTACCGCCTTTGTAGCCGCCGCCCTTCTCCTTATATGCTTTGGCCAGCATCTGAGCTTTACGAGCGCTCCACTCGCCCGATTTACCGCCCTTAGAGCCTGCTTTAATGCGGTTCTTCAGACGCTCACGTAATTCTGGCTTGGTATATGCCATTAGAACTGATTCTGAATAGGCCTCTTATTAAGAATAACAGGCGGAATGTTATCAGAATGCGAGCGTGAAACCTCACGCATGTAAGCAGGATTGTTTAGCTGGAAACGAGGATCGTTGCTTCCGTTATAGCCAACCACGTAAGAACAAGGATGGCTCTCATCTCGGCGCGTTTGATTAAATGGATCACTGAACCCGGCTGTAGTCAGCGTGTAATCGTTGTACATATTTTGATACGTCACCGGAAAACTTTGTGTATAGCCGGGCACAGAAGCGAATCTCATCAGCTCATGAAGGTAGGTTGCTGGAAAGCTTGTTTCAGCATTCCAACAGCATCAATAGAGGGGGCGACAACCTCTGGCTTCTCAGTACGCTTAGTCAAAAAGTCAGCTAAAAACTCATCAGCTTCTTGCTTTTTCTGACGTAGCACCATCTGAGCAAGCTCTTCTTGGTCAACAGACGGCGCGGCAGTCTGCATCGGCTGCTGCAGTCCAGGCATCGTATCAAGCGACATGCCTTGTTGATTCTTGTATCGACCTGTCGCCAGCCATTCAACTTGCTGCGGCGTCATCTGGACATTATTCCGGAGCGCCAGGTGGACATGAGTATCGTGACCCGGATCTCCTGGGCCTAAGGCTTCAGTGAAGAGTCCAAGTTTCTTAGCACGTTCTGAGAGCCCCTTGGTGCGCTGTTGCCACTCACCTGGACGCCAGTCAGTAACGTCGATCGCCTCGCCGTAGTAATGGTGCGACTTGGGAGCATGCTTGCCGACCTTGCCAGAACCAAAGGCAGGGTTCTCTCCAACACGCAGTCCATATTTCTCCAGCTCTTTACCGAGGTCGACGATCGAATACTGCTTCATAGTTATAGATCCTCAATAAAAGTCGGTGCAGAGCCAAAAGCAGTCTTCAAGAGTGAAACAGGATCAATTGAAGATTGCACCTGTGGCAACTGTTGTTGAGCTCTTTTCTTAAGAATAAAATCGCCCAACATCACATTGGGATCAATCTTGGGAAGATTCTCAGCTAAAAGTTTGATTCCAGTCGATGCTTGTTCCGGTTCAGGTTGTACAGGTTGCTGAGCACCTAACGCTTCCGTAAAACTAAACTTATCTGGACCAATGATCTTGTTGACATAAGCATTTGTCTCCGCATACCTTCTACTGGCTTCAACTGCACCAGGGCCAGCATTGTAAGCACGCAGAGCTTTCTCGGTAGCCTGGCGAAGCTTGACAGGATCAGTCTCCTCACCAGGGCTTTTGCCACCAAGGAAGGTCTTAGTGTAAGCAGCCATATTCTTAGCTGCTGCATCAAGTGCTGCGACAGGATCATCAGGGTTTACACCCCAGCCACGCGCAGTTGCTGGCATAATCTGTGCAATGCCACGAGCACCCGCATAGCTGACGGCTTGAGGATTAAAACCAGACTCAGCTTCAATCTGGCGTTCAAAAACCTGAGGTAAAAGACCGTATTTTTTTGCTTTTTCTCTTGCGACCTGGCGGAAATCTATTGGCATGACGGTTGCTAACGGCTTTGCTTCAGCGGAAGTTATTTTCCAGCATGAGACGAGTACCAACGGCAACGTCAGCAGGGCCAGGGAGGGCTTGAATAAATTCAGAACCTTCCCGGTTGAACCGATACCGAGCTTGCTCGGGATTTCGGTAATTCGGGACATAAAGATGCATGGCTAAGCGATCCGTCTCGTAGAGATAGATTTGCGTCCACGTCTTTAGAGTGTCCTTAAAATCCGAGGTGGCGATCGTACGATCGACATCACCCGCAATGCTTTCAATGCGGCTACGAGGAACTGTATCGTTATTGACGCTGCCGGTCATGTCGGTGCGTTTTTCAGCCTCGTCACACCTGCTGACCTGTTCGACAATTTTCGAATACCAGTACGAATCTTGGATGTTGTCGAGAGCTTCCTCGAGACGCGCTAAATCACCAGCGGGAACCGAAGTTAGGTTATAACCGAGGTGCCAGCGAACCTTAGATTTAAGGAAACTATCTAATTGCATTATTCGTAGAATGCGTTATAGGCAGTCCAGGACTTCGGTCTGCCTAATAACACAATACCACGCGCAAATTATCAGTCCACGCGGACAAGATTCTCTTTGAAGATCTCGTCCCAATCAACGCGCTTCACGCCCTTCAGCTGTTCCAAGCGCTGGAAGCGTTCGCCAGCCATGGTGGTCTGCAGATCTTTGATATCTCGTGCAGTCTTCAGGCCGACGCCAGGGAGGGCATCAGCGATTTGCCGGGCAGTGGCAGTATTGATATTGATGCGGGTGTCGACGGGGAACGTCTCACGCTTGGTGAGTTTCGGTTCCTTGATGCCATCAGCTGCAAGATCTGCAGTCAAACGCTCTTCAGTTCGAATCTTTTCTGCGGTTGCGTCGAGGTGTGGAACCAGATCGCATTCATCCACATAAATAACCTCATCAGATGCGTCGACACACATCATGATGCCTTCACCGTGTTGAGAAACAACTTCAACAAGACCGCCAGTGGGGCGATATTGGTACAGCATGCCTGTCTTTTAAATCCTCAAGATAGCTTACCAAAGTGAATCCTAACTTGAGATAAAAAAAAAGCGGGCCGAAGAGGCCCGCGATGTTTAGGACTACGAGAAGTGAATTATCACTCGTCGTTACCGCCCACCTGGGAGGCGAAGTCGATGAAGCCCTGGATGTCATTCCAGGACACGGCAGCTGCGGGACGCAGGTAGTTCACGCGAGCAACGATGTAGGCCGCCTTACCAGCAGTGGAGTCGTCAGCGCTAATGAACACACCGTCGCCGTTAGCGGCACCAGTGTTGGTGATGGCGTTCATGTTGAAGACCTTGAACGTCAGATCAGACGTGGTCTTGAACATCATCGAGTTGTTGAAGTCACCGGACGCGATGGTCGCGGTAACGCCGGTCACAGCGGGGAAGCCAGCAGGAGCAACGGCGCTAGTACCTTGAGCGATACCAGAAGCACCGATTGCCAGGCTTGCACCAGCAGCACGCAGACCGGTGGTAGAACCGGTAGCGGGAATACCAGGAGCGCCGGAGGAATCGCCACCAAGCACGAGGTGCTCAGTGTCGGTACCCTGCAGGTCACAGGTGACAGGGGAGGCGGGGAAGCCGACGACACCGCCAGAGGGGATGTCAGCGGCCAGGGCCAGAGAAGCGCCATACACATAGGCAGGGCGATCGCTGCTGGCTTGGACCACCATGGAGGTGCGATCATTACGAACGCGATCATCAGGACGACGATCGGGGGAAGGAATGATCAGATCCAGGGTTTTGAAGTCAGCTTTGTCAGCAGCAACGTTGCTGATCTTGACATAGCCGATGAGCTCATAAAGCTCGACACCAGGCCAACCATAAACACCTTCGGTGTTGTAGGAGGACAGGCGGTTGATTTGGTTGCCGGGCTGCAGAATAGCGCCAGCTTCAGACTTGTAAGTTGCCATTAGTTAGGTACCTCCTTTATCACTCGACGATGGTGAAGGCACAGGTCACGAAGTCCTTGTTCAGGTTCGCGAAACCGGCGTACAGCTGCCAAATCAGGATGATGAAGCGGCTGAAATCGTCGTTGTTGTTGATCAGAACCTGAGCATTAGGACCACCGATACCAACGCCAACAGCCTGAGGACCGAAGAACAGACCAGCGGGGGTGGTGCGGGTAGCAGCACCGGAGCTGAGGTCAACGGTGGCGGTCTTGTCGGGGAAGTTGGTGGACTCGAAGAAGCGGACACCTTCGAACACGAAGCCGGAAGGCATCACGGGCTCGCCAGCGACGAACTGGGCTTGGCCATACTGACCACCGCCGTAGATAGCACCGTTGGGACCCATGGCGCCCATCAGGGGGTTGCCTTGGCCCATGCCGGGATAGCGGGCGACTTCACGGAAGCCTTGGTCAGCACGCAGATCCTTCATGAAAGAGGGATCAGCGATACAACGGTAGTAACCGTCAGCGAAGACGGGAACGTTACGCTTACGCAGGGACTTAACCACCTCGAGGAGGTCAGTCTTCACGTTGAACTTGAAGCGCTCAGAAGCGTACTCAGTTGCAGAGTAAGCAGAGACGGTAGAACCAGACTTGCTGTGGCCGTTGGGGTAGTAGTAACCACCCTGGGTGTCGGAGGACTGACCACGTGCTTCAGCCTTGAACAGTTCGTCCAGGAACACGCGATCGCGCCAGCGGCGATAGTCATCCAGCAGGGTCAGCGAACCGATGGACTGGTGGAACATGTTGAGGTTCCCGGTGTCCAGCAGCAGACGCTGAGCGGTCATCAGAGTCTCGCGAGCGATCTTGAAGGTGCTCGGGAGGTTGGTGTTGTTCGGGTCAGCAGGACCGGTGTACTCACGCAGAGACACCAGCACTTTGTCCTTAACGATCGACCGGCTGTTGGCGGTACCGATGGTTTGATCCTGGGTACGCTCACGGCTGGTCTTCGTGCCAGGGTTACCGAAGAAGCGGTAACGATCCAGCTGAACGGTCTGACCGGGCTGTTTGGTGAAGTCGTGGACAACTACGGGCTCAGTGGCCATCTCCACGATATAAGCTGGGTGGGGACGGTACAGCTCCGCGCCCAACAGCTTGGGAAAATCGTTATCAATAAACATGTTGGTTTCTCAGCGTAGGTTTAGCTGATACCCGAGGACAAAAAGCCTCTAAAAAAATGGAGGGATTACCTCCACTTGGTAAAAATTATAGCAACGGTTTATCAATCCTGTTTATTAAGCGACAGGATTAATTACCCCACTCACGTTAGGACCACCGATCATATTGCCGGGGTAATAGCCAGTAGGAGGCATAGAACCCATGCGGTGATAAGGAGTCACATAACCGTCAACAGGTTGCATTGCAACTTGAGCGGCCTGGATCTCAGGATCGATCGGTTCTGCACCAGCTTGAAGCGCAGCGAGCTCCATAGCAGCGGCCATTTCTTTACGTGCAGCTGCTTTGTCAACAGCTTTCTTTGCTTTCTTGGAATCCATCAGCGGCGTCCTTTTTTCTGAGGCATGGGAGGTTGGATACCCATCGGCAGTTGACCAACAGGAGGCATGAACTGAGACGCCATCATCTGCTCGTTCATCATGATCTGGTCTTGGACCATCTCAGCATTACGGAGATATTGAGGAGTCAGCAGACCATTGTGAGGCAGAGGCGAACCAGGGAGATTCAACTTCAGATAAGAAGCATCAAGGTCCTGGGGCATACGCGGTTGAGGAGCTCTGGGGTCTCCAACCTGAGTCTGTGCAGCCTGTGCACGGATGGCGCCATACTCATCGATATTGCCAGACTGAACCTGACGAGCTAGATCACCAGCACCAAAAGAAACAAGGCCAGGAGAACCAACCGGACCACCTGCCGTACCGATAGCCGCAAGGAACTCATCAGCTCTTTCTCTGGCGCTTGCTTTTTTGGAAGGCATAACAAAAGTTGTTAATAAAAAAGGGGCAGCCATTGCTACCCCTTATTTTACATTCAGTGTATTGAAGCTATCACTCCATCACGAGCATCTTCTGGCGGAAGACCTCGGGGTTAGCGGAGGCTTGGTTCAGATAGCGCCAAGCGTTAGCGGGATCACGGTCGGCCAGGTTGCCGAAGCTGTTCCAGAACTCAGAGGGGTTGCCCTGGGCCTGAGGCTGCGGGGGAGCAGGCATTTCAGGACGCTGGGGAGCAACGGGGCGCTGGAACTGCTGACCCACGGCCTGAGCCTGGGGCATAGCAGGAGCTGCTTGCTCTTCGGGGACGGGATAAGGACCGTTCTCACCGAAGAACTCACAGGTGTAGTCAGCGAGCACGTCGGGATCAGTCAGGATGGTCTCGTAAGCTTTGTGCTCAGCGGAGAGTTCCTGAAGCAGGTTGACGGCTTCGATCAGCTGCTGATTGGTTTGAATCAGAGCGTCTTCGATCTGACAAGCGTAGTCATTGAGGACCTTCGGAACATCGGGACCGAAGTGGTCAATGATTTCAAGACTTGCTTCGCTTACCCCGTTGGCGCGGAGCTGTTCCGGGCTGATTTCCTGCGAAGTTTGGGAAGAGTTGGGCGAGTAAGCCTGGCTGTTGTTGATCCCAGGCGTAGAGGTCTGCATCCCCAGGCTGTTGAACTGGGTTGCTTGTTGGGAACCGTAGTTGGCCTGCCCGAGATCCTGAGGGCTCTGAATCGATTGTTGACCCAGGGACGGGAATTGGACGGGCGAACTCAGGAGCCCGACCACCTTGTTGAACGCCTCCTTGTAGGGGTTCTCCGCTTGTGGAGCCGCCTGGGGTGCTTGGGGGTACGACGCTGTAGGGGTTGACTGGTACCCGGTCACCCCCATCTGGGCCTGCATTTGCGGGGCTGGGGCCGCCGTCTGTTGGTAAGGCGCCACCCATTGGGTATTGGTTGAAACCGCTGGAGCCTGAGCCGCCGTCTGAGCCGGAGCCGCGTAGCTGCTCGGCTGGGTCGGGGATACTTGGGGTGCCGATTGGGTCGGCATTGCGGTATCGGCCTGCATAGGTTACCTCTTTTTGTAGGCTTTCGAGAGTTCGGTAAAGGAAAGGTGTGAGGTCAAGCCTCGGATCCGCAGCCATCGGGAGATTCGGTTGCTGCGGATGTGGTGTCCGCATCTCTTGATTGACTAGATCAATAAATGCGGAGTAGGCCCTCTGTACTTCCCCAACCATTCGGAACGGGAAACCGGAGAGCATGCTCGCGATTTCGTCGTCCGTTTTCGAAGGGAATAAATACTTCAGTGCTTCAATGCTATCAACACCCAACTCTTGCAAGTTGCGTGTGAAGATTGACTGGTTGAGTTTATCCTGTGCAGTATCTTCGTAAACAGGCCCCATCCATCGCCAATCAACCTGGCGATCCCCATCGGGCGCTAATCCAAGAACACCATCAGGAATCTCTTTGGTCTCGATCGCCGTATCAATGGCCTTCTGTAGCTTTTTCTCATAGTTCGCTTTTTGTTTTTCGTATTTAGCGACAGCAGCTTCGTCTTCGAGGTCTTCGGGAGGAGCTGGATACTTGATTCCGGAAGCGTAGGCTAATGACTTGCGGAAGATCTGCTCCTCCTGGAAGATCATTAACTCGAAGCACTTACAGATACCGTAGGTATACAGTTGCAAGCACTTCTTCTTAGCAGTTGCACTTACCCGTCCATAGGCTGATTTAATCTCCGTAGCAGTTACATTTGTAATGCTAAGGTCGTCGATACCGCCTAGGGCAAGCCGGATCTCACTACGAAGTTGTTCGGCATACCGAGCCTGATCAGTACTTACAGCGTTCGGTGTAATAAAACCAACACGATCTGTGGGCTCCAGGTTGGCAATAACCCTAGGCACACGCATGCCTTGACCGGGTTTCCCGTTATATCCAGAGACCTGGCGGGTGATCGGATCTTGCTTGTAGGTAGAGCTGAAAAGATTTAAATCAGAACCAAAACCTGACTGGCTTGAGATACTCGGACGTTGCGCAGTATCTTGATCGCCGCTCTCAATGATGTCCTGCTTGGGACGGGAGGAAAGCAGTGTCGGGTTGCCGAAGAACGA